GATAAACTCAACCCGTTGGATTCCAATGGTGGGGGTTTGGTGGACGTGATTTCAATGGGGCTCCGTTTGGCTGTCTGGAGCCTATCCAATCCAGATAATACCATCATATTGGACGAACCCTTCAAAAATCTCGATTCAACCATCCGTCCAATTGCCGGGGATCTCCTAAAAGAAATGAGTCTCAAGCTTGGAATTCAGATCATAATGGTTACCCATGATCCAATCATGGTTGAGGTGGCTGATAAAATCTTTCAGGTGAGCCAGAAAAGAAAAAAAATCAACGGAAAGGAAAGGAGGATAAGCCATGTCAAAGAAGGTATCAGATAGGTTTGAACTTGATGAGGTTTTTCACATCTATCGGGATGGGTTCAACTTCGTATTGGTTCAGAAAATTGAAAGTTATGCCTGGAATAAGGAAAAGACTGCAAAGGTAAAAGGTATAAAGGACAAACCCTCATACCATGGGACCCTTTATCAAGCTCTCCAGGCTTATCTCAATAGAAAAGTGGATGGGGCCTCAGATCTATCAGAAGTTCGAAAGAAGGCCGCCGCCACTCTAAGGTCCATTGACCTTATGATGGAAGACATACGGGATAATTTCAAAGATATAAAGACCCAGAGGGATTGAGAAGCCCCAGGGCATAAAGAAAGGAGGGGAAAGCCCCTCCTTTTATTTTTGTCTGATTGGGTCTATACGATTTCCGCCCCTGAAAGCTCGTTGTCAGATTCAACAATGGCTTTTTCCAGGGCCTTCAGAAAAGTATCCAAAGGTTTCTTAATTTTGGACATATCCACCGTGACGGAAACTCCGCGTTCCAAAGGTTCAGTACTTTCCTCATCAAAGAAAGTGGAACGGGTCACCAAGAGGCCAATCTCTTTCCCGGGTCGAATCTTGATTGATTCAATGGCATGTATCCCACCTGGACCTTTCGGGGTCCTCATTTCTTTTTTGAAACTCATTTCTTACCTTCCTTTTTCCTTGGACGAAATTCTTCTTCCAAAGTGTCTTGCAAATCAATCAGAGCCCTGGAAAAGATTGTAAATGGGATCTCACCCAAAATCTTGTGAATGGTCTTGCATTCTTCTTTTGTGAAGGCCAAGGTGGCGTTGTCCTTGATCTCTTCAGCCTTATCCATAAGTGTCAGACGCTCGCGCATTTGGGCAATGGTCAACCCACGCGCTGGGGCAATTCCAATCGATTTTGCGATTATTTGCCCATAATTGGACCCTTGAGATTGGATCAAATCATCCTTTGGTATTTTTACATTTTCCATGTAATCCTCCTGAATAGTTTTCATTTTATTATAGTCTTATTTACGAGGTTCTTCTAACATACCCAGACCAACGGACTGTATTGACCGTGGTGGTCAATGTTACCGTGGTTAGAAGGGTCCCCCCAGCAACGGAAGAACCTCCATTAGAATAAGAAATCATGGAGGTATCCACATAATTACCGCCTGCTGGATCTGTTGGATTGACCCTAATTAAATTGAATTTATAGGTTCCTGAAGCCGGAAATTGAAGACCCACGAAAACGTTCCCCCCGGTGTTATTGGTGAATTCGTAATCTATCCAAATAAGTTCACCAATGTTCATATTACTAATAGTTTCTGTTCTAGCACCCCCGCTGGTGATTTGCTCATCCCAGTTTCCCATCAAATCAGAATAACCATTTACTTGGAAAATCCCAACTCCAGAAGAAACCCCACCTCCACCCACGATAAGCTCTTCGTCTGGAGTAACCCAAACGGCATCCCTAGAAGCCGAAGATCTAACCGGCTTTAGAACAACCGCCCCGTCAGCAGATCCACTGGTGCCATCAATGATCTCAGCACCAATGGTTGCATACGTTTGGGGGTCTCCGTTTGAATTACGACCACCAATACCAATAAAACACTCATCACCAGCGGTGTCAGAAGCCTCAGCGTAAAATCTAGCAATAGTGGTTGATGTGTCTTCAAGAACAACCAACCTGGAGTCTGGACCAGAGTCTCCACCAATAATCACGTTGGCGCTGAAATGAGCAGTTCCATTCACGCTTAATTTGAAACCATTATCACTTACCGTCCCGGTGGCACCTACTGTGATATTACCAGAACCATCATGGACAAAAATTGAGGGGGAGTTATTGATGTCTCCATTGGAAATGTTAACACCCCATCCAGGGGCCGCACTATCCCCAATCCCTGTATACATAGTATAAGCGCTGGTACCCGTGTTTTCCCATCGAAAAGCCGCAGTGGCGTTTCCATCTCCTGATCTTCTAATGGTCAACACTTCAAAGTTCGGGGAATTTATTCTCAGATCTCCAACAATATCAACCTTGAATCCAGAATCCACCCCATCACCGAAAACGGTGTTTCCGCTATGGAAGAATCTGACGATTTCGGAGGATAGGGCATCAGCATCCGTTTTTGCCCGAAGCCGTAGGTGATCACTCGCCCCAATTAAATCGTAGGCCCTTTCATCGGCCAACCCATCGGTTTCATAAAGATACAAAAAATCCGTGGTATTCCTAATGGTGATTTCAGCATTGAAAGTAACCGGGAAATCAATGGTCTTCAGAAAGTTTTCTTTTGTCACATGGCGGTCTCTATCGGCGGCCACCCCTCTTACCAGATAAATTACATCATCGTCCAGGGAACTGGTAACTACTGGAAAATCCAGAATTGTTTTGTCTGCCATGATCTACTCCTTAATTTTCATTTAATATGTGAATTATTTGATTCCCAACTGCGTCTACAATAGGGTTCCCAACTGCATCCACTATTCTACCCGCAAGAAAGAAACCCACCCCGGCGGAAGATATTGTCTCAATTTCACCATTCTTGACAATTGCATCTGAGCGCATTCTGTATTTTCCCGGATATTCAGGGGAATACACCACGAAGGTGGCCCCGTATGAGGCCTTTAAAGCCTCAATCACAGCTTCAGGCTCCCCGGAAAAGGTGGAGGTCTTTTGCAATCGGATTACAGGTCTATATTCAGCATCGGTCCTTCCGTCCCTATGGACATTCCAAACACCCCCAATAAAATCCAGAGCTTCCCCTGTGGCTGTATCCAGATCCATAAGATCCCGGATCTCAAAACCGGCCTCTTCAATCTTGGAGGCTTGGTCAAGACTGGCTTCAATGATTCCCCGAAGTTTTGTTGAATCCTTCCACTGGGTCAATAATTGTTCTGCGAAGATCCTGTAATCAACTATCTGGGTTATCATGGAATAGCCTCCACAATGATCCTGCTAATATCAAAATCAGCTGTCTCCCTTGCGGCTATTGGGGCGTTCTGTTCTGAATAAACAGGGGTGTGGCTGATACTTGCATTGTAATCTAAGGCAATCTCAATATCCCCCACTCCTGGGACACTATAAATTGGAGTGGAGAGCCTTTGACGGATAACATCCCTACCGATGGTTTGATTGATTGATGCCCAATCTACAATAGCCTGTTTTATCTGATCGTCCCCGTCAGAAGGATAAGATTCCTCATCATAAAAATCCCTTCTTACTCTAAGCCAAATAAATACGGTGGTGGGTCTTGAGAAAAAGACCTCTTGGGTGACCCCTTCCGAATCGATAACGTTAACACTGGTATTTCCGAAGGATGCAATACCAGCGGCTTGGGTTTCCCAGATATTATTTCCAATGTCTTGGTCCAGGCCTCCAGATACGACGAGTTCAAAAGAGTGAGGGGGAAGACCCTCCCCGTCCGTAACATCCGTTCTATTGGACTGTATTGAGACCTGGGTGATCCCTGGAACATTGTTGGAGACCGCATTTATCAGAGCTTGTTCAGTGGCATTCCCTGTATTGGTGGTCTGGGCCGCCCTGATTCTAAATTCAGCATCCGTCTCTCTTTCCCTTCCCGTGTCTCCTGCAACTGGGTTATTCACTGAATCCCATCCAGCCACAGGGGTCACGATGGTATCAAGAGTATTTGCCGGACAGGAAAAGGTCCCGGCGGTATCAGCCTGAAAAGATCCAGCAGATGCAATTAAATCCAGGGTGATATTCACGGTGAAGGTGATACTAAAGTCAATGGATATCTGTTCAATAGTAAGGGTTCCAGCATCATTTGAAATTGATCCCGTGAAACTACCAGCTTCAACCAAGGTTACCAATTCGTCCCCCACATCGGTAGCATCATCCCCACCCCCAGCCGTGTAGGTGTAGGGGATTCCATCCAGAGTAACTGTGAAATCCTCTCCGCCGCTTGGGGTTCCTATGGTAATCTCTACATATCTTGTGGCACTCTGAAGGATGGTCACCGCCCCAGTCAGGGAATAAAGAATGCTTGAAAATTCTCCAGAGGATTGACGGGCCTGAGACGCGGCCGGGATCGTGGTCCCAACAGATCCAAATAAAAGCACATCTTGGACAAAGGTCCTTCCTTCAGAAATACGAATAAGCCCCCTTTCTGCATAAAGGGTTTCCAGGGAGACCCCGGTGGCTTGGTCTGCATCTCTTGATGTATAGATCTCTGCCATGGCTTCCCATAAATTGGTATCTCTCAATGCGAATATTCCAACCATTTGCCCAATGGGGCCCTCTGGGTCCAGGTCGATGTCATTGCCAAAAATGGATTGAAACTGCGCCTCCCAAAAGGCCTTGTTTTCTTCAAAGGTCTGACCCGCAAATCCTGAATCAGTTACGTAAGTTCCTGCCATTAGGAAGCCCCCTCAATGATATCCCCGGTGGAAGCCAAAACTCTAAAATCATAAGAGTAGGTTCTTGTTGAATTATCGAATGCAACATTGAATGTAAGGAGTTCTTCCACCCCGGGGGTTTCTTTTATGATTTCAGAGAAAATACTCTGAACATTATCAATATCAACTTGCTTTTTCAAAATCTCCTGATAATAAGGGACCCCGATTTCATTATTGGCAAACCATTCTCCAAGAAAGGTTTTCAATCTGGCCTCCAATTTGGCGGAAAGCCATTCTGTAGTATTGACTGTCAACCTGAGATTTCTTTCTTCAAGGGTCAAATCATAGGTGTTTGGATCAACATATAAATTCCGCATTTATTCCCCCTTTATGGTGGTGCTTTTGATAGTGGCCAAGGCCCCTTGAGCCGTAGTGGCCGCCGTCTTAATGGCCGTCAGAGCCACAGCGTTCGCCGCTGGATCTCCTGGGACTATCCCGGCCAAGATCCCTAAAAAATTATTTAGGAGGGTTTCAAGAGAATCCCCCCTCACAAAGGCCTCGGTCCCTCCCAGTAAGTTTAATTGACCACCCTCTGTAAATTCAATAGTGGGGGATATGCTTGGAAAGTTAGATCCCCAGAGCCCAGGAACGCAAACCGCATCAGTAAGAGAAAACCGGGAAAGATCGTCAGGATTAACGATATCCCCCCGACCATTTAAAAAGTTTCCAATCCCAGACTCGGCGAAAAAGATGGCACATCCATCATCCTTTTTAATTGGGAATTTCAAAAGAAAACCCTGGGTGGCCCAGAACATCACAGGTACGTTATTGATTGGTGGGATCTCCAGATTTAAAATTTCCCCATTGACAGCTTTCTTTAATTTGATCAAGGGTTGAACCACGGCCCTCTTGGTCCCCTCATCATAACTAACGATCTTTCCTGGAAGCATCGTATGGACTTCGGCCATGCGAGAATCAAAAAACTTCTGAAAAACATCCACCACCCCATTGGTCTTGACTTCACTCATTAGGCGCTGACCTCCGTTGTCATCTTAAATTGACCCCCAAAGTTGTTTCCCTGGATCTTAAAAGAATCCACAATATAGGTCCCATCCTGAGAAGGGGTCCCTATGAGATTGACAGCTCCATTGAGACGCATTTGTGGGATTATCAAGGATTCTAGTTGAAGCCTTTTTTTGTTATCCTCGGCCCTGGAGACATCTTTCACCGAAAGGAGCCCACTTGCATAAGAAAGCCGGACAATCTTGTAACGGCTTGCAGTTCCCAAGTTGTAAATCAAAATCTCATTATTATCTATGTATAGGCCCTTTCCCAGGGGAGTCAAAATATTCTTTAAATACCGCAGGGCTCCCAAAAAGGTCCCAACGTAAACCCATCCATTGGGGAGGGTGATTCCTGCTATATTAGAAATTCCTGTGATAACCAATCCAGCAGTGGCCCCAATCTTTTCCATTATTACACTCAAGGTGGCATCTGGTCCATAAGAGAGCGCAATTGAAATAGCCTTTAATGGTGCAGATTTAGAACGAATTGATACGGCCCTGATCTTGGTAATCCAATCAGCTTGGACTCTCTCTGAAACGGCCTCTGTTATATTCCCTACGAAGACCGTGGCTGTGGCCTCATCCTCATATCCAAGATTCAGGACAATATTATTTCCTTTTCTGAGAACTTGGCTTCTGGTAGTTTCCTTTGCATTGAAAACAGTAAACTCGGCGGTATTCTGTTCCACGTTGATGGTCTTTTCCACTCTGAATTCAACATCGAGATTTGATATTATGGTGCCGGTCCCGTCAGGACCAACAATCACTTCAACAATTCTACCCAACGCCATTATCGGACTCCCATTCAGCTAATTCAAATTGATCATAGAAAAACAAAGCCCATCCGTTATTCAAGTTTTCGTAATTGACTTCAGAGGCGGCTTCCAGGTCCGTTTGCGTAAGAATGAAATCCCCAGATAAGGAAGGAAAATCGGCTCTGGATCTTCTAAGTATGGGCCAATTAGCAACCACCTTTTTATTTTCGAGTTGATATGTTCCGTCATCGATGGAAAGGAACCAATATCCTGACCTGGAATTCCACTCCAGAAGAAGAGTAACGGAAACCCCTCCAATGATGATATCTTGCCGGAACTTTGAAGAATTAGATTGAAATGACGGCACTCTTTGTGGCATGTGTTTCTCCTATCCTGAAGTGGTGGAAGTTTCCCCAACATTGACCTCTGGAGAAACTTGTTTATTTATATCCGTGGAAAGATCAGCCACCTTAATTGACAATTCAACTGTGATCTCTTCTAATTTAACCACTTCAATTTTTCTGAAAGAAATTGAAATCGGGAGGCTTTCTCCCTGGGAGGCTTCCCGTAAAAAGGGCATCGAAGTGATCACCACATTTTCGTAGACCCTCATGACCGTCCTAATGGTGACAGGGGTTCTTTCTCTCCATAGGGATATTAGGGCTTCAAAGACACTCTGGGCCCTATTGGTAACAGCCCCAGTGGAATTGAGGGAAAAATTGGAAATGAGCCCGTTGATTGATCCATTCTCAAGATCATTGTAAATGTGGTCTGTGATTTCACTTCCATCCTCCACGGGATGACTGGTAACCTTGGAGGTGAAATTGTGAGTTTCTGATAGAACCAAATCAAAGGCAATATTTCCCACACCATAAATCCTATTACCCTTGAAAAAAAGTCTTACTGGTAAAGCCATCTTAATACCCCGCGTCCGTTAGGACTTCTTTAAGTTCGATGGTGAAGGCCTCTCTGGCCGCTTCCCTAATAGCTGGTACTATAGCTTGAGCGTCGGTTCCTGCAGGGACATTTATATTGATTTCATTCCTCAAATCCACATTGGCAGTCCTCCCGGCATCGGTGGTCCCAATTGAATAAGGATCAACCGTATTAGAGATGGCATCTAATGGGGATTCTGTTGGGGGTGGTGGGGTGGTCCCACCGCTGGGAGCCTCTGGAGCATTGATCCCTGGAATTCTAATGTCAACGCCTGGGATATTATTCACCCATTCAATTACAGCGGCAATTGCCTGAATAATCCCGTCCCAAATATCCATGAAAAACTTGGCAACAGATTCCCACATAGCCCGGAACATTTCCCCAATGGCATCAATTGCGTCCCCCAATCCTGGAAAGAGTTCAAGAATCCAATTCCAGAATCCGGCAATTATCCCACCCAGCCAATTCAAGACACCCTCCACCTTGGTGGCTAGCCCATCGATCCAGCCTTTGACCAATTCAATTCCCTGCATGATTGTTCCGAAAATTGCATCTTTAATTCCAACAGCAGTATCCATGAGACCACCAGCAATACCCCCAAGGAATTTCTCAAGTTCACCAAATAAGAATTGGGCGATGGTGGCTAGGGTAGAGACAGTATCCTCTATCCATTCAAAGGCTGGAAGAAGACCTTCCATCAACCCAGAAATCAAATCAGCCACAAACCCAATTATCGACCCAAGGACATTCAAAATTAATTTTAAAGGTAACAAGGCCATTCTCAATTGAATGGCAATCTTCAAGGCAAATATTTTAATGAAAGCCTGTACGAGAGGTTGGATAACTTCCAATATGGTTCCAACCATTTTTCCCAGATCCTCAAATACATCAAGAATGGGCGCAAAGACCTCAAGGAGTTCCAGGCTTACAATCTCAGCCAAGGCCCCAAAGAGATCCATGAAAAGCTCCATTAATTGGCCCACCGGGGTTAAGATGGAAGTCATCACTTTCCCTATGGACTCCAATAAAACGGTCACTACGGCAAGTATGGGATCAAGGACTTGGAATACCTTGAGAAGGGACCCAATAATTGGAGTGAGGGCTTGTAAAATGGTGGTCAATGGAGTGACCGCTTTTACTACACTCTCCAGAAGTCCGGCAATGATTTCAAGAGCTGGACTCAAAGCCCCGATGAT